GTCGCGTACTGCTCCTTTAAACGGGAGCAACTGGTTCAAGGACTGGACGACCAATTACATGGTCTTCCGAGAAACCTATAGCCAGGTTTGGTACGAGGGGCTGTTCAAGTTCTACCGGCCCGAATTTGACGAAGGGCTCGCTGCGGGCTATCCCGCGGTTAGAAAGGCCAGGCAAACCCTGAGCCTTTTGGGTGGTAACATCACACCCACTGTCCTTTACAAAATTACGCCTTGGGAGTGGCTAGCTGACTGGTTCGCGAACTTGGGGGATAATGTCCAAGCCCTCGAGGACGCAGCCACAGGCCAAGTTGCGGCCAAGTACGCTTACATCATGCGTCACACTTACGATCAATATCGCTACCACACCAGTTCCCAGTCCCAAGGGGGGCCGGTGGTGCATGTAGAGGCGGTTCGCCGCCTTGAGGTGAAACGTAGAGTAAGCTCGATGAGTCCGTTTGGCTTTGCCTTGTCACCGGCCGGTTTGAGCCAGGGACAACTTGCGATCCTTGGCGCTCTCGGGCTTTCCCGTTAGCGCCTTGCCACCTCGCGTGGGGTGGTCAACTGCCTTCCGGCTTAGTTCAACTCGGGTCTGACGACCCCGGGAAGTTCCGGAAGCTCTAACCGTCATTAAGTTCTAGGAGACTGCCAATGCTTACCGATCCTTTCGTCCTCGCCCTTTCGGGCACGAACCACAATCTCGCGCGTGTTCGCACGCGTGACATGGCTTCGGACTATCAGAACGCGGATTCAACGCTCTTCGTGACTGTTTCGCACCAGCTCGTCGGCACCCGTAAGGGTGAGTCGGGTCCGGGCGTGCGGTCACTGGTGGGCGTCTCTCGCCGGAAGGTGGTCATCGATCCGCTTAACGCGGAACGGCAGGAGTACAAGACCCTGCTGTGCCAATTCGTCATCGACCGGCCGGAATACGGCTTCGACGTGACGGAAGTGGACGCGCTCGTCGTAGCGCTGAAGACAGCGCTATCTACGGCGACGGTGACCAAGGTCTACGGCAAAGAGTCGTAGGCGAGTCTCCGTGAGACGGGAGGGAGGCAGGTGTTGGCGGATCGCATTTCCTCTAAGGAGGTGGCGTGAAAAGCCAGCAAAATGTCTTCCTGGAGCTGGCGGAGTACGTCTATCAAGACGCTACCGCCAAGGTGTCTGCTGAAGCCTCTGATTTACGTGACCTGAAAACCATCAGGGCACGGGTCAAGGCAGAGGGGACATCGTTTCTAACGATCACCCTCCCTGCATTCGGAAAAGCGTTCGAGAGAGCGCTTGCCGACGGCAGGATAGACCCCACGCGGTTCCCTAGGTGGGAGTGCCGCGGATCAGGCCCTGTTTTTCTCAGGGGGCTGATCGGGTTAACCTTTGACCTTGAGACAGGAGTGTTACGCTGCGATGAAGACTCACAACGGATTACCCCCGCCGTCTGTGAAGCCGTACGAGCGATCGTCGGCCTCTACAAGAAGGTGGAACTGCCGTGCTCTCCCGCGAGGGAGCGCGCTGCAGTTGAGAGCTTTGTCCTCGTTGAGCAATTCAACAAGGAGTTTGCGCCGACGCCGGAGCAGCGAAGTGAATTCGCGGCTGTGGCTAATGTGCTCTGGGACGGCATGTTACATCAGTTTTCTAGTGACATGTTGGTTCCTCGGCATGGACCCGGTGCGACTGCTGAGCGCATTAGCGGAAACGCTAAACACGCTTGGCGGTATTGGCATCAACGTCTTGAAGACGTCTTTCCATTTCTTGGTAATGCGGTTCCACTAGGAGCTGCTGCGTCGAGCAACCCTCTGCGGATGCATGACCTGCCCGCGGATGTTGAGGAGGATGTCCTAAAGAAGGTTACGTTTGTGCCAAGGGAATACGAGCCGCCCGTGAGGGTGGTGATGGTTCCCAAGACCTTGAAGAGCCCACGCGTTATCGCCATAGAACCGGTCTGCATGCAATTTGTGCAGCAAGCCCTACGGGGTTGGTTGTACGAAAAGATCGAGTCCTGGCCGCTGACAAAAGGTCGCATTCACTTTCGCGACCAGTCAGTTAACCAGAGGAAAGCGTTAACGTCGTCGAGAACTGGGAGTCTAGCTACGATGGACTTGTCCGATGCATCGGACCGAGTGCCTTACGGCCTCGCTTTGAGTATGTTCGACGGGAGCCCGGAACTAAAGGCTCTCGTTGACGCATGCCGCTCGACAGCTGCGAAACTGCCGGACGGGCGAGTAATATCGCCTCTCTATAAGTTCGCATCGATGGGTAGTGCTCTCACGTTCCCGGTTGAGGCCATGTACTTCTACACCATCGTGGTGTTGGCCTTGCTGAGAGCGTTGAAACGCCCCTGTACGTGGACCGCGGTTTTGGAAGCCACGGAACACGTCTTCGTCTACGGGGATGACCTAATTGTCCCCGTCGATACAGCAGAAGCTGTGATCAGTTGCCTGCAGGAGTACAACTGCAAGGTGAACATGTCCAAGACATTTTATTCCGGATCTTTCCGGGAGTCTTGCGGCATGGATGCGTATAACGGTAAGGACGTGACTCCAGTCTACGTCCGCCATGCGCCTCCTTTTCACAGGAAGCAGTCCACTGAGGTTGTCTCATGGACGGCCACGGCGCACCAGATGTACCGCAAGGGCTACTGGCGCGCGGCCGACTTCATGTACCGCACTGTGGAGCGCGCGGCTGGGTTTAAACTCCCTGTCGTGCCCATGGACAGCCCTGGGCTGGGTCGTATCTCCTTCTTGGGTCCTGGTCCAGCGTCCCTCACGGGCCGTTGGAATGCTAAATTGCATCGTCTGGAGGTCCAGACGCTGGTCCCTGTAAAAGTCGACCGCAGTGACAGTGTCGACGGATACGCAGCTCTATCCAAGAGCCTCCGGTACGGAGCCCTCGGGCCGAGGAAAGAGGAATCTTGCTCTGATGAGCCCGACCTAGTTACCTTCTTCAGGATGAACCTTGTCGAGGGTGACTCTCGTCACTTAGAGCGTTC